GGGTGAACCGTGGTCGTTGATCCTTGAGTCGTGGTTAATAATTCAGCCATTGGCTACCTCGTGAAATTTAAGTTGTCTTCTTTTAGATAGGTAAGGTAACATTGTTCTTAAAATATCTAAAGCTTTTTCTTTCTTAGTTACTCTCCAGCTGTACATTAATTTATGTTTAGGGTCTTTTGGCTGCCTAGAATAGATAGCTCCCGTTTTAAAAAAAGTTAAAAATCTTAATACTATATCTCCATCGGACATATCTACTGCCACTCTTAATTGTTTTGTTTTATTCTTCCCCTTTGACCATATTCCAAAGGTTCCTTCTCCATCAAATACACCAGCTAAATATCCTAATTCATCATTTGGCATTTCCCCAGGAATCTCCTAATTTTTTATCTACCACAAAGGGTACTTTAAATTCGATACATCCTTCCATTATTTTCTTGATTTCTTCTGCCATTGATTCGTCTTTCACATTAAAACATAGTTCATCATGGATCTGTAAGATAGGTAGAAAGCCTGCGTCTGCACATGCTAACATTGCCTGTTTAGTTTGATCGGCTGATGATCCTTGTATTAATCTATTTAAGGCCTTATAGGTATAAGCCCTTTTAATATTGTCTCTTCCATACTTAGCGACTGCATTATCAAATGTTTCTGCAGTATGTAAGCCGAAGTCTCGAGGCTCCCACATATTGAACCTACACTTTCGACCTTTTTTAGTTCTAATAATACCTTTCTCACTTGCGGTTTGCATACATCTATCGGATAATAGCTTCACAAATGGAACTTTATTGTTATATTTTGATATTAGCTGTGTTGCTTCTTCTTTTGATAATCCAAGAGAATTAGCTAGTTTATTCTTACCCATTCCATACATTAAACCTAATCCAATAGTCTTAGCTTGAGATCTTTCAATCCCTACTAAATCAGCTACAGTTTGGTGAAAGTCTGCACTAGCTTCATGATAAGCCTGGACTAATTCATTACTTCCTTCATAGCCGTCCCCTATAGATGCTGCATAGTGAACCGTCATTCGTGGTTCTTGCTGCGAATAATCAAGGCTGCCCCACTTACATCCCTCTTCAGGAACAAATAAAGATCTAATCATAGGTCCAAACTCTTTGTTCCTAGCTGGAACCTGCTGCAGGTTAGGATGAGACATTGATAGTCTCCCCGACACAGTTCCGCCATTATCTGATCTCAGTTGATTTATTTCACCGTGTATTCTTCCATCGACCTGGTACTTCATGATAGAAGATAAGAAGGTATTATGAAATTTATTTATTTCTCTTGCCTTAACAATTAACTTCGCAATTTTATGTTTACAGTTGAACAACCAGTTTTGGGTAAATGATGGCTCGTTTGTTTTTGCAGTCCTTGGGTACTCTATCTTCAACTTATCAAAAGCTATGGCAATCTGGCGTGCTGCCCAAATGTCTATGTCTGTTCCTGATTCTTTTTTTATTGCCATCAACAATTCTTTTTCTTGGTGTCGCATTTTTGTTTGTAGTTGTTGAGCTAATTCCACTTGTACTCTTACCCCTCGTTGACGCATTTTTATAAGCACTGGTAATAAGTTAGACTCTAATTCCCATACTGTTCCTAGACTTTGATGAACAATTTCTTTTTTAAGTTGTTGCCACAGAAGGAACGTGAGTCGTGCATCTTGTTCAGCGTAAAATCCAACATGCTCCGCAGGTAACTTCCACATCTCGGCTTTGGGATCTACACCATGATCTTTAGCTGCTAAGATTAAATCTGTTTCTGCTTTAATCTCCCCCAGGTAATCTTTAGATAAAGCATTTAAAGAATAAGAGAATCTATTTTCATCAACGATAGCTGCAGCTACCATCGTATCAATTATCTCTCCATTAATTTTATAACCTTCCTTTTCTAACCAACCTACATCGTACTGAGCATTATGAAAAATTTTAGTGCAAGGTAAAGCACAAACATCTTTCATATATTTTTGTACTTGTTCCGGTATCATGTTACCCCCGCCGAAATGTTTAAAGGGATAGTATCCTTGCCAACCTTCAGTAGCTACTGCAAAACCTATAATGTTTCCATTACCTGTAGCCCATCCTGCCCCCAGGCCAGATGAGATGCCATCGTCTCTAGTTTCTAAATCAATTGCTATTTCTTTTGCCTGTGAAAGATCTTTATATTCTGCAGGACAAGACCAAATATGTTTTTTAAAGTTCATTGATAATTGTAAACTCATGCGTAGTCTCTCTCTTTAATTATTTCTAGGCAATGAATTGCTTTATCAATGCTTTTTTCTTTTCCTTTAAGCCTATGTCTACAAATATATTTAATAGCTTCTCCTTCCGCCCATTCCAAATGATTTTCTGAAATGAATTGGGCTGGTTCAATTTTAAATCCTTTATAATGAGTTCCATCTACTTGTTTATGTAGACTTGCGTAAGTAGTTTCCTTAAAGAGGTCTTTGTCCGTCATCCTTTTTCTCCTTCCTATGCAATCTTATCTGAGCTTCTTCTGTTATTTTTAATATATCTTTCCACCCAGTTTCTTTTTTAATTTTCTTTATCATATTTTTTAAGTCTTGATAATACTGTTTATCTGGTTTGTTCTTGAACATAAACTAAATAATCTGCTCCCAATGGATAGTTATATTTGTAATCCGTTGTTAACAAATGAATCGTATCTCTAGCACGAGTTGCACCTGTATACCAGACTTTTTTTTCATCAATTTTTTCTTGTTTTGTTTTCCTTTTAAAGTTGGATGGAAAATTTCCTTTTCCATATAAGACAACGTGATTAGCCTCTCCCCCTTTTACTGAATGAATTGTATCAATAATAATCTGGGGGTCTTCATCGAGTTGTTTTTGACCATACCGACGAAGGAGTCTTAAAAAATAAATAATTTGTCGTGGAGTAAAATTTCTTCTTAAAATCCACCACCATTGTTTCTGCTGCGCTTCATCAGGTAGATCTAATCCACACCATTCTTTTAAATCTTTAAAATTATACTCTTTAAAATCAGGTTCATTAATCCAAAATTTAGTAGCTCTGTAGTCTGAACTTTTAAGTTCTCTAATATACTTATACATTTTTTCTGCTTGACGTTTATCTATTTTTTTACCGGAAGATATTCTGGTCCAAGCTTTAATGGCTTCCCATTGAGAGGGATCAAAACATTTATTATTATCATTATCTGAATAATATAATCCTGCATCTTTGGCTACCATTCTTAATTCATTTACTGTGCTATTAATTCTTCCTAAGATGTACCAAGTTCCTTCTAATTGAGAAAAAGGAATCTCCTTAAAATTTAAATATCTTTTTACAAATCCTTTTTTATCTACATGTTCGTAATCTTTTTCTTCACTATCTAATATACCTCTTCGAATAATTTGGGAGAAATGATGAACTGCTTCTCCAAATCTTTTTGTCTTTCTTAATTTAACTTTTCGTCCTGGAAAGAAAGTTGTAAAATATTTAGGATCAGCACCATTCCATTTATATATTCCTTGGTCATCATCTCCTGCTAAATAAATTCTATCTATCTTATCTGCCATTTTGTAAATGACAGACCATTGTAATGGAGTACAATCCTGAGCTTCATCCAGTATTAATATTTTAAGGGGTGGAAAATTTACTTCATCAATTGCTCTTTCAATCATATCATCAAAATCTATAAAGGATCTTTCCCCTCCAGACTTCTTATAATTTTCATAAGTTTTTATTTTTCTTATAAATACATCTAATGAATCTCTTTTGTATGATTCTCTTTTATAGATGTCAGTTGGGTTGGCTAACATATTTCGGGCTTTACTATAAATAGATAAAGACCAATCCTTATAAGTAAAATTATCATCAGCTAATCTTTTATCACTACTCTTAACAATTTTAGTTTGTAATGCATAATCAATCATACAATCTTTAGGATCAAAAACTTCCTCTTCAAAATATCTTCTGCAATATTTGTGAAGTGTTTTAAATCTTTCAAAATCGTTAGTGTTGTATTTAGGAAAAGCTTTTACTGCTCTTTCCACCGCCGTGTTAACTGCTTTATTAGTAAAAGAAATAAAAGCTATTTCATTTGGATTAACACCTTTTTTTAAATGTCGTTTAAGTACTCTTTCAATAAGTGTGTGGGTTTTACCTGTGCCTGGGGGTCCAAAAATTTTAATCGTTTTGTGGTATAGGCTTTTTAGATTCTGTAGTTCTGAATTTTCCGGTATGGAATTCATCGTCTAGCTCCGTTGTGGTTTTCTTCTTTGTGGTTTGTTTTATCTTAACATGGTTTACAAACTCAGGCATGGTTACATACCATACATTTTGTACCCCTTCAAAATAGTCATGTCTTTGGCAGCCTAATAATTGAAAAGCCTCCATAGTATTTTTAAATTTTTTATTTCCTGGACGCGATAACCAATTATTAAGTGTACTTCTTTTGAAATAACACATATTAGTTTTAGAATCTAAAACTACATATCCATCTTTAAGTTTTTCAAAATCATCTTGTTCAATTGTTTGTTCAAAAAAAGCTTTTAGCACATCATATTTTTCTTCTTCAATAGTATCTGTATATTTAGCCTGTTCATTTTCAATGGCTCTTTTAGTAAGTTCTTGTAACATTAACTCAAACAAGGGGGGACCTTTTCTTTGTCTTGGAAGAGTCATCCAATATAATCCATACTTTAATAATTTAATTCTCCAACATTTCTCATCTCGCATGTCTTCGGGTTCCACCGTGATCCGTTGTTCTTTGTAAGTGAAACTAAAATAAATAGTTTTAGAATCTCGTGTATAAATAATATCTTCGAACTCATCCATAATGTCAGGAACCTGCGGTCCTATCCCTAGCTTACGAAGTTTACATAAGTCTTTATTACAAATAGGTGTTAACTCATTATGTTTAGGAGGACATTTATAATGATAGCTACTTTGCTTAACTGATTTAGCTACAGCTTTAGCCTCATTAATACTTAAAGGTTTAAGAAAGCATTGTTTGTTTCTTTGAACAGCTATTTCTTGGAAAGTTTTAAGATCTAGATTACCATCTGTTTTTTTATTTTCCAAAATCATTACATTAAATAAGAAATTATTACGATTGTTAGATGGCCAAGGTTCTGTTATAAGTTTCTGAACACAAGGAGGATAGTGCTGCCAATCAGCTTCAGGTTCATATGCATTTGTTTTTAAGTTGTATAATTCCTTTACTGTTAGTCTTCGTTGTTCTGCTAGATCTAAAAAGGCTCCTATCATCAACGGATTTGAGTTATCATCAAATGCAAATTCTACTGTTGCGTTCATTTTGTAGTATGGCATTGTTACTGCTTTATTCATTGGGAATACTTCATTAGCCATAAAAAAAGTATCATTCCATTCATCAAGTTTTTTACGGACATCCTCTACCGATGCCCAATCTTTTAAAAATAAAAATAAATGTAATCCTCCAGATTTAGATTTAACTGGAATTAAGGGAAGTTGATACTCTTTTATAATATCAACATATTTTTTTTGAGAATAATTTTTATAGGTAGCAGGGTCTACATCAATACAACCCCATTTAACTTTATCGTTGTTTTCTGGACGGAGGCCCATACGAGTTACTCCGTCCAAATGGGATTGCCAAACCTTTTTCGTCACAGGTTCGTGAACCGTGCGATATTCAGCTTGGCGCTTCCCTCGTTCATCGACTTCCCCTGTCAGGGAAGTCGTAATGAACTTGTCAGGATCCCCTTCAAAAAGATCTACTAACCGTTGGAGCATCTTTAGAACGGTGTAGCAGTTTTCTTAGTTTCCTGATTTATATCCGTTGACGAATAATCAACCTTACCAAAGATATCCATTGCTTTCGCGGTGTTATAAAACTCGCGAGTAATCTCAAGAGACTTAGCATGTTTTTCAGTAGTTAAAAAGTCGTTAAACTCTACTACCCATCCATACCAATGGTTTTGAGAATTGGATTCCTTAGTAGTTGTCAACTTATAAGTAGTCGCCCATGTAGGCGGTCTAAAGAAACCTTTAGCACCTTTCATTCGACGAGTTTGCATCATCGAATTCCAAGTTTTAGATTTCTTCTTTTGAGTTGACTTCATGCTAATTAATGCCTGCTCTTGAGGAATATAATCTTTATCTAAGATAAAGACAAAATGATTCCCTGTGTCTTCGACATAATTACCATTAGGTAGCCTATCCTTATTATCATCACCTCTATTAGTGTCTGACATAATCGCTGGATCGGTATGTATTTTTACAGGTCGTCCAGGACTGTCGCCTCTGTCTTTCCACTCATTGAAAGTGTTGATATATAAACAAGGAACAACAATGATACCTTCTTTTCCTTTCCACAGATTACCTGTAACTTCATTGTAGATATCGCCTTGTTTGGCTGTCTCAATATACTTACCATCATCTTCGTTTAATACCGGAGAGTTGGCATAAAGTATTTTGAGTATTGGAAGCTTAGTGTCTCGAGCTGTTATAAACTCTTGACCCTCGCCAGCGGATCCTTCCAAATCTATTGCTTGTGGCAAGTTTTGCTTTTTTTTCTCTAACTCTTTAGCTTGAGCCGTGTTTGCTTGTTGCATTATTCCTCCTTCGTGGTTAGTTTAGTTTTACTAGCAACATACACACCGAAAAC